CTAAGTACTATTCCTGATTTCTCAACTCTACACAATGTCCAGAATGCAACATCAGGTTGATCGTGCAGATGCCGGAATACTGTTCCAGGCATAATGTCAGCGGCTTCTAAAGGCACAAGTTTTGGAGTAAGCTTCCGAAGAAAGCTAGCTGTGTGCCCAACTTTTCCAGTTGTCAGGAACCTGTGACACGGTGCGCACAGGTCCCCAATAAAGACTCCCTGGTCTCTGTGGTTCTGGCATTCGAACACAAGGCATTTATTTTGAGCAGGCATACTATTTCTTTAGTTGGATTTTCTTTGGAGCTGTCTGCTGTTTCACGAGTTTGGCAAACCGGGCATTGGCAGATTCAATATCCCGGCAAGTGAAACCCTTGGAGCCCCAGTCCTCGTTGCGAGGCATGAACTCGGCGGGTGGGAAAAACTCGTTTCCAAAACGATAGCCATTGTGGCTTTGAACGATAGCGACTTCATAGCCGTCATACATCTCGGGCTTGGTCTTGTGGATCAGGACGACGTCGCCCTGACGTTGTAAAACAACGTGGTCGAATCCTTCCTTGCGGAATTTTGTTGGTAGTTTTTTCATACGTGGATTCCTTGTCCGCGGGCTTTGCGGAGTTGGGTGATGCGACGTCGGGTGACGGTTGCACGGTAGCTTGTCTTGCCGTTGGCCCGTGCCTGGGATTCCAGCAAGTCCACAAACCGGTTTAGCATCTTGATTTTGCGGCGGAGTTTCATTGCCTTAATACCTCCCAGGCCACAATTGGAGCGATCAATGCACCCGTGACGCATCCGATAGCGATTCCAGCTTTTCCGAGCAATAGCCACATCAGAATTACTGTTACTACCCAAGCACTAAGACTCCAGAAGATTGCTTGTTTGTCGATCCGGCTCATTTTTCGAAGAGGGAAAGTTGTTCGACTTCTCCGGTGACGGAGATGGGCAGAAAATATCCGACGGCCGTGAGAAATTTCTCCCGGACCACCAGGCAAGTCTCACCGGTTTCACGATTGACCATCAATCGGCCGGTGACGGGCCACAGAAAATTGTAGATATATTCTGTCTTGATGGTTTCGAATCCTTCGGAATGCAGATGCCCCACGATTTCGGCAACTGACGGCGCGTGGATTTCGAGGAAGAACTGCCCTTCTTTCAAAGCGTCGCGATTGATAAAGTGTTGCGCGGCTTCTTTCGCTTGGATAAAAGAGGAATACTGCGTCGCATGATGTGCTCCGACTCCGTCCCAGTAGAAACCATGTTTCCAGACCGGAGAGTCCGGACACTCTGAAAGCCAGTAGCCCCGGTAACCGTCCTTGAAGTCGCGGATGCTGTAGAAGATTGCTTGGTTACTCATGTTCCAGGGAATCGGTTAGTTGTTCAACTTCGGCGGCTTCGCTATCGGTCAAGTCCCGATCGCCAGCGGCCAGGAGGATGGCATTGATTTTGCCAATGTCGCTTTGTTCCGGTCAAGCCGGGTGGATTCAATTTTCATGACAAGGAGGAGTATACCTGGCCGCCAGCTACGTTGTAAATAAAAACTTTCAACTATTTTCGTATGCCTCGGCCAGGGCAAGAAAGGCTTTTTCAGACAAGATAGCCAAGACCATATATTCCATCCGCCGCTGTGTTCCTTTCATACCCAAAACCCGCATCTCATATGTGGCGGTTTGCATACAGTCAGCCAGGCTTCTCGGCTGTGGCTCAGGAGTAAAAATCGGTTTTGGTGGAATCGCAACTTGCCAAATTGGCTGCGGGCCACAGAAAAGAACTTTTCCATGAACCGGTCCGCCAAGAAATACTCTAAGCCCTGGATCCATTTTCCTGGTCCGGTCCAGAATCCCGATTTTCCACAGAGCGGATATACCGCAGAGCCGTCTCGTGCCGGGTTTCGTCTTCATACCTGGAGCCGACCGCCAGGAGGAGTTCGTTGTATTGAGTTTGAACACGACGAAGCTCAAGGCCTGGTATATACAAGACCTGCTGTCCACGGCCAGGACAGATCTGGCGCTGAAAGTCTCCAGCCTTCAATGCTTTCCCCAGAGCTGAGGCAATTTGGTAGCCGGTCAGCTCTTCACAATACAAGTTGTGCTGCTGGACCAGGCGCATGAGACTGTCATGGAATTTTGCTTCATCGAATTTGAAGCCCGGCAAGACGACTGGATTTGCTGGAGCTTGATCACGCCAGATACTATTTTTCACCCAGTCTCCGTTCTTGTCTTGCTCGAGCGGCAGCTGGTGATTCTTGGGATCAAGCTCGGCAATAGCTCGGTCCAGGGCGGCGCGGCGGGCGGAACCAGGCTCCATCCAGTCCCGCAAGTTTTCCAATTCGGTGATGTCTTCTGGTTTCATTTTCTTAAATTCCACCATTCGAGATTTGGGTCAATCATACAATCGAGGAAAACCAGGTGCGCATCTGGGCGAAGGTTTGAAAGTTGTCGATAGACAGGATCGCCGCCTCGAAGTCTATCCCAAGGAGTTCGCAGTATTTCTGGATGGCAAGCTTGGCCGCAACTTTCGGCGGGCGGATCCACTTCTTCGTGTTTGGGTGGTAGGTGCCGCGGTATTCCTTGACGGCGTTCTCTAGCTTCTTCAGTTTTTCTGCGCGGTTCATAAGGTTTCCCTTTCACTTTCTGGGTCAATTTCAAAATCCTCTAGCGATAGCTCGTGTTCCTTATCACAAGTCCAACAACTCCACACCATATTTTGTTTCTCCTCTTGAGTCAGCTCATGCGGAGTATCACAATGCGGACAGAATTTTGTCATAGAAATTCTGCTCCTGTTAGTCGTTCAGTGTGTTGAGTTGCCCGCATCCATGCCCTCCCCACCGAATAAGGGTCGTCCTTGTAGGCTCTCAGCCTGAGGCTCTTCCAGTTCTGGTCCCAGCACCAAAGCTTGTTCTCTCCCTTGGGATACATATATCTGGAGACTGCGTGTCCCCACTTCTCGGTCTGGAGGAGTAGCACGTTGGCCTCTACACCCTTTCCCCTCAAGCCCTCGGTCATCGCTATCGCTTGGGGTAAACAGTCGTTGCCGTATCGGAAGGGGAGTCCACTCCCATGGTTAGCGCATCCTGCGAGTATCGCGCAAGGCGCAAGTGCGAATATCGCAGAACACGCGAGCGAACGGACAGTGGAGCCAATGCTACTCATGGCTCACTGGTCTGTTCGCAGAAGAAAAGTCCCCTGCCGTCGGCGAGATGCTTGGGCAGTATTCCACGCCGTCTTTTTCGTCGGTGTTCAGGTCCCCGCCCATCCATACGCTTGTTGATTCTTGCCCGAGAAGGATTCCGGTTTCACGATGGATGATCACCGCGAAGTCATTGCAACCTCCCGAGAAGAGAACGAGTCCGTTTGCATCAAGCATCTCCGCGAGCTTCTCGGCCTGCTTTTTGATCGCCCGCAAAGAACTCTGCGAACAAAGCGAGCGAGCCAATCCCAGCCCGCCGCATGTCGAAGTCCTGAGATCATTTCGAGCTCTCCCGAGTTGCGGAGCGCGGCCCCTGGCTGGGATTGCTCCTCTCTGTGTTGGGCAAAATTTCGTCATACTCTTAAAGGCGGTTTTCGTATTTCTTGCGCATCTTGTCAATGCTCTTACGCTGCCCGTCAGAAAAATGCTTTCTTGAAAGGTTGGAGGATAGGAAGTCCGCCTCCCAGTCGGAGATCTCGATTGTCGTGCTGTCGTCGAGGTCTTGCAGGAAGTTATTGCGCAGAGTATCCATGGCCTCCTGTGCCAAGGGATTTGCCGGCTTCCTAGAGAAAGTGCTTCCTTTGCGGACTTGAGGTCGCTGCGGCCGTCTTGCGCGTGGAGACGAGCCTTCGTCGAAGTCTTCTGAACCGTCGATTGATCCGGAGAATGCCATATTATTTCTGATTGGTTGGGAATGCTGTGGCGTCAAGCATCTTGAAGAATGGACTTGGCTTGAGAAGCTTATTTGCCATGTGCTGGGCGATCCTGTCTGACTCTCGGGCAAGGATTCCTGGAGAAAAGTGCAGCGCAACAACCCCGCCGGCATAGCTGAAGGTAATTACAAAAGCAAATGGGTCCAGCAGGTCGCTCCGCATGTCGGAAGCCTTACGGCGTGGTGGGATGCCAACCTGCTCGCAAAGATCTCGGAGTTATTTGAAAGAAAGCCGACAAACAATCTCTTGCTTGAAAGCGTCTGGAAAATTGGATAGCATTATTTTGGGAGAGCAAACAGATTGTGGTGGCCAGTAAAATCGGAGTGACCAGCAAGACGACGATAATGGAGATGAAGAGGCTCACTACTTTTTAGGAGTAAAGTTCCAGCGCTTCTTCGCTGAGGCTAGCCCTCCGCGACGCCGGGCGTCTTTGTCTTTGCCACCAACCAGGCCGCCGATTTTTCCGCGGATGGACATGAGCTCGGACTGCGTGAAGCGGCCGGTCTTCAGCAGCTCCTGCAGCCTTTTGATTTCCCGCTTCCGGGCGGTTGGGTGCATTTTCATATTAGCATTCCTCGTAGGCCCCTGCCGCCTCTTCGCCTTGCAAGTCGATGCTTTTTGTTAACGTGACCGACTGGTCTTTGCCTCGTTCCCAGGTGAGCGTGATCGTCCCATGGATGACGGTTGTGATGATGTTTTTCTTGTAGCGCCCACCACCACCGTCTTCACTTTCGCCGCCTTTTTCTTCAACTTCCACCGTCACAGCGTCGTCTTCATTTTCAACCAGGTTCAGAAGCTCCAGTTGGTTGGGTTCAGGCAGCTCATTAAATCCTTCGAAAGTGCAGACCTCAAAGCTTTCTTCCAAGTTGAGGTCAATACTCTTCAGCTCAGTGGAACAGTCGGCGCAAGCCCGGACAGCCCGGACTTCCGCTGTGATCAAGACAGCTGTCCCGGAAAATGAAGCCTCGAAGGAATTGATTTCCGGATCCTGGTTTTCCAGGCCGGTGAACTTATTGCAATCTGGACATCTCATAATTTTATAAAGTAGAAATTTGCCGCGTCCGGAGGGTTGAACTGCCGGAGCGGCGTGGGTCTGGGCTAAGCTTACGACTTGACTTCGCCGTTTGCGAACCAGTCTTCGAGCAAGCCTTGGAACTCCTCGGCGCCGAGGTTCTCATCAGCCCAGGCTTTGATTTCGGAATACTTCCTCAAATCGCGCAGGGCGGCGTTGGTGGTGCGGCGTGCCTCGGGATCCTCAATCGCCTGGATGATGGTCCGGACGACGGAGCGGGTCCGCAGGTTGTAGGGCAGCTTGATCAGTGGGCGCTTCGCCTTTTCAGGCTTGGGCGCGGCTTCCTTGCCCGGCTTGTCTGCAGGCGGGTTTTTCTTGGTTGAAGTTTCCTTGGCGGCCACGGCTTTCGCCACGGCTGCGTTTTCCTTCACAAGTTTGGAAGGCTTCTTTGGCTTCGCGACTTTCGCCGCTTTTGGCAATACGTCTGGCATTTTGTTATTTCCTTTTTCCAGTGGGTTTTGTGTTCTTTGCAACCAGACTGGAGGCACGGCTGTAAGAAGAAATCTTGATGGCCAGGACTGAGTCGTTGGGACAGCGGACCTGGATGGCATCGGAAGGAATGCTCAGAGAGAACGCTGAGAAGTGGTGGTTCTTCGAGGATTCCCAGTTGCGGTGAAGAGACGCCGCGGAAGTAAACCCGTATTCGGAATTTTTCGGATTCAGGCAGACCAGGATCAGCCACTCTGCTGGGAGATACTCCAGCGGCAGCCTGTTGTTGGGATCCAGGACTGAAGCGAAATCGTCAGGCAAGGGAAGGAAGTCAAACATTTTGATCGACTCCTTGCATAGAGTGGCGGTCGTTGGCGGTGGTGCGGTCCAGGTAATCAAACGAGCTGCGGCCGAGGGCGAACCCACACTCCTTCTTGCTGGCGGCATCCTCGGCCTCTGAGACGAGCTGCTGATCTTCGGGAGCCAGGGCCTTGAATTCCTCCGAGGTGAGATCCGAAAGGCCGTCACGGTCGACGTGGACCTGCTGTCCGGTGGATAGTGTGACTTTCATTGAAGATTCCGGGCAATCCCGGCTGTTGGAAGTGTTGAAGTACTCATGACAGAGGAAGGAATACCTGGCTGCCAGTCAGAAGTAAATAAAAACTTTCAACTATTTGGCTTCTTGGGATGGAGGCTCCACAGGTTTCTTTGAGAGGTGCAACTTGGAAAGCGGAAGCTTTATCCCAAGCGGAGCGACTTCGGCGGAAGGTTTTTCGAAGAAATGAACCACACCACCCATCTCATGCGGACAGGAACTCTCGTTGTCTGGCACGACTTCCGGCGGGCAGACTTCTTTTGGATTTTCAAATGATTCTTCCATATTAAGATATGTGAGCGAGCGGCTCGGTGCCTTTTGCTAGTCCTTCGAAGAGCAAGCGTTTCCTGCGGGCTTTCCAATTGATGGTCGCGCCTTCTTTCGGCTGGAACACCGGGGGAAGATGCTTTAATTTCTCGAGAGCGTGCGGACCGGTGCGGGCCAAAGCCAGTTCCTCGCGGGCCTGGATCTGCATCCGGCTGAGCCAGTCTTTCTGCCTGGCGATGAACTCGTCTGGAGTCTCGCCTTCCAGTTTTCCGTCTTCGTAGATGTCAAGGAACTCGGAGTTGAAGAATTCCATTTTCTCCGCAGCAGGCGTCGACCGAGAACCGGCATGCGTCCAGTCGGAAGCCAGGACCGTGAGCTTTTCCAGCGCCTCTTTAATATCAGCGAGCCGTTGCTGCGCGGCAAGAATCGAAGTGCGCCTGGTGAATTTGGATTCTTTTTCGAATACGGCCATCTCCTTCTGTTCTTTCTTTGCAAGCTGCCGTTCTGCTCCGCCCCGGCGCTGCGCCTCAAGGAATTTGCCACGAAGTTCAAGGATCCGCATCTCAGCTTGAGCCAACTGTGTGGCATGCTTGGTCTGCAAGTCGATTTTTTCCTGCGCCTGCTGGGCAAGCTGCCGGGAATGCTGGGCGGAGAGCTCGAATCTTTCCTGCTTCTGGCAGGCTTGAACGGTGACCAATGCAGCTTTGGCCATGTGCAATTCTTCCAGGGCTTGGGTTTCGGAAGCCTGGACGATCTCGGCTAAGGTTTTCTCCTGGACTTGTAGGCTTTGACTGTTTCCGGCTCCTTCTGGTTGGGCCCGAATCAGACGTGGCCGACTGGGTTTTTCACTGTGAGGTTGCGTATTTAGTTTAGGTCCAGCTATTTGAGCCAGTGGTTGGTTGGTTGTTTCCATAAATTTATTGGTGGAGGATCAAGCATAGAATAACCGAAACTCTATTATTGTAAATAAATATAAACCATAATATGGGGGGGCATGACTATTATATAACATACCACCCCCCCCCTATTTATATTTATATTTTTTCTTCATATATATTTTAAACCTTTGTTTGATCCTCCACAGAATCTTCTGTGTAGTTTGTCTTTGGATTTCCCGATTAGCTGAATTGTTGACAGACTGACAGCGGATGAATAACTTCATAGGAGTCGACCCAGGTAAGACCGGCGGACTCTGTTTGCTCGAGCCAAAACTTCGTGGTAAAGGATTAAACGTCGTAGAAGGCTGCAAGATGCCGGACACCGACACTGAAATCTGCGAAGTTCTTTTGGACTGGTTGCCGCAGTGCCGCAGAGTTTATGTCGAGGCTGTTCCGAAGTTTGCCGGGGAGAACCGGTCCGCGGCCTTCATGTGCGTCCTGTATGGAAACTATCGAACAATCACCGGCGCAGTCACCATGTATCAGCTTCTCCACAAGAAAGACTTGCTGGTGGAAATGCCGCTGCTGCTCTGGATGAATCAGATAATCCCACAGAAGGAAAGGTCCCGGGACCGGGCGATCCGGAAAGGCCAGCTGAAAGCCGCTACCGAACAGAAATGGCCGGCCTGGAAGTGGACGGCCGCGACTTGCGACGCGCCGTTGATCGCGGAGGCTGGGTATTTGCTTGGTAGATAATTTCGCTTTTCATTCGTTGGCTTCAAGAGCTATCCTTTGAAGCATGACCGTTAGGAACAGCGTCCGGCTCACTCCGGCTCAAATCGAGTTCGTCAACCGCCACATCCTGGACGGAGAAGCGCTTGGTCTGGCTTTCCTCAATTCTTTTCCCCAGCTCACCGCAAATTGGAATCCGAGAGATAAAGGTATCCGGCTATCAATGGCCTGCCAGGCCGCAAGCCGGCTTCTCGAAAAGCCGCACATCAAGCGGTATGTCAACGAGCTGATCGCAAAAGCCAAGAGGAAAGCGGAGCGGTCAAGATTTCTGTCCCTGGAAGAAAAGCGGGAATTCCTTGCGAATGTCGTCCGCACACCGGTCGGTGACGTGGATGAGTTCAGTCCGCTTACCCAGGAAGTTACACACGCCGCGGATGGATCCCGGAAGATCAAGTTGCCGGATAAGCACCGTGCCTTGGAGCTCGATGCCAGGCTTATGGGAGAATTCCAGGACACGGTGCGGTTGGACATCGGGGAGAAGATCATCAAACTTGCGACCGAAGTTGCCTGATGCCTCCGTCGCACAAGTTCATGAAGACCGGGGTGCGTCGGCCGGTGCCGACAGTTTCCCAGCAGATACGGGACCGGAAGGCCGACAAGGTTTTGCCAAGTGAAGAGTATCTCCGCCGTGCATACGCCCTCCGGCAAGCCCACACCGACGCCGGTGACATCTTCGGTCCGGCGGAGTATATCATCAAGCATTGCCTCAAAACTCCGCAGACGGGCGAAATCAAGCTGACGACGAGAGAAGCGGAATTTCTGGTTTGGAAATATATCCAGCGGATGCTTGACGTCGAGGAGTATAAGGCCGCGGCAATCGTCTGTTGGGGCCCGGAGCTCTTCACTCCCGAGCCGCATTGCACACAGCTCGTGTGGGACGCCCTGGAGACGCACTCAAAAAACTTGATCATGGGCGGAGGTTCTTTGAGCAAGAGCTACAGCGGTGCGGTTTACTTCGGCCTCGATTACATTCGGGATCCGGAGTGGACCTGCCTGAAGGTGATGTCGGTGACCGCCGCGCATGCTGTGACGAACATCTTCGCGCATCTGAAAAACCTGCTGCAGAGCACGATTGTTCCAGTTCCCGGACTGGTGGTCAAGACGGACTCGATCCGGGTGAACAATGACGACAAGCAGGGAATTCATCTGGTCTCAATTCCGCAAGGCGATGATGGGAAAGGCCGGCTTCGAGGATTTCATCCGGTGCCGCGGCTTCGAAGTCATTGGCGCTTCGGCCGTCTGAGCCGTATCGGCCTGCTGCTCGATGAGGCGGAGGAAATTCCGGACGGCGTGTGGGAGGATGTCAACAACGTCCTGCTCACCGAGGAGGCCGACGACAGCCACGTCAAGGTGATGGCCGCGACGAACCCCAAAGACCGGCATTCGAAATTCGGTCGTAAAGCCGAGCCGGAAAACGGCTGGTCAAGCGTCGACATCGACATCGATGAGACCTGGGAATCGTCTGAAGGCTGGCATATCACACGGCTGGATGGCGCCAAGTGCGAGAATGTTGTGCAGGAGAGGATCGTGTTTCCTGGGCTGCAGACGCTCGACGGCTTCAACAACCTGCTGCGGATGGGCACCGACAATCCGGAATATTACACTATGGCTCGGGGTTGGTTTCCAGAAGCGTCTGCAGCGGTGGTTATCGTGTCGCCGGCCATGTTTCAGCGGGCCAAAGGGTTTTATTTCTTCAGCGGGCCCACGATCACAGCAGGAGGCCTGGACCCAGCCTTTGAGGGCAATGACACAATTCCATTCACCTGTCTGCGCAGCGGCGTCGCGACCGGCTGGACCGACGTCCAGGGCACCTTTCATGCTTTCCCCTCCGAGCGGCGGGTCATCCAGGCCGAGCAGCAGATCGTCATGGAGAAGAAGGAGACTATCGAGCAAAGCCATGCGGTCATCCGGCTCTGCAAGGATATGGGGATCAAACCCCGCTGGATGACAACCGACCGCACTGGCAACGGCACAGGGCTCCACGACGCTTTGAAAAGCATGTTTGGCTCAGATGTCTTTGGGGTGATGTTCGGATGGGCGCCAACAGATACAAAGATCCTGGACGATGATTCTGAGACCTGTGAAGAGCGTTACCACGACATCATCACAGAGATGGCCTTTGCCTTGCGGAAGTTCATCGAGGCGGACCTGTTCAAACTGAACCCAGGCATCAACTGGAACACCCTGGAGAAGCAGACCGTGACCAGACGCTACCATCAGAAAGGCCGTGGAATCCTGCAGATCGAGTCCAAGAAGGAATTCAAGAAGCGGCACAGCGGAGAGTCGCCGGACAGGTTTGACTCGCTGATCGTCGGCGTGCACGGGATCCGGATGAATGAGGGCATGAGCGGCCGACTGGTGGAGAATCCGGTGAAGGTTGCTCGGAAGCCGGTTTCTCAAACTCAGCACGGGATCGTGGATTCTTTGGAGTTTATTGACATGTCCTAGTGGCTATGAACCAGCATATGCAATTCTAATGAGCAGAGTCATCGAAGCAGTCGTGATGCCTGGCGGCTGGCACAAGCCGGAGAAAGATCGTCTCGGCCGGGACATGCCACAGCCGATCCGGGCCGATACCTACAAGCTGCTGGTCCAGGCGGTCATCAAGTTCCGCGCAGACAATATCATCCCGATCGGTGACGTGGAGGCCGAAGTCGAGGAATACATCTGCAGCAATTTCCCCCACATGTGCCACCACGTTCCTGGAGCGACCGTGGCGGTCACCGTGACCAGGCAGCCTTCCGAGATACAGTCCCGCACCGATCGGATGCTGCAGTGGATGTCAGGGCAGATCCAGGACCACTCGGCGGAGAAGCTGGTGCTGAGAGGCGAGGCGCAACGCCGCGCGGACATCTGCCGCAAGTGTCCATACAATGTCCGGTGGCACGAGGGCTGTGGCACGTGCTCCGAGGCGGTCAACCGGATGTCGATAATCCTGCGCAGCGGCCACGACACGGTGAACGGCCGGGACTTGAAGAGCTGCCAGGTGCTGAGCCACGAGAACCGGTCCGCCGTCTGGCTTCCTATTTCTTCGCAGGATCCAAACCTTCCAGCCAGGTGCTGGGCTAAAGCATGACTGAGAAAGAAAATAGAGCGAAACTTTTCGAGCATGACGTTCGGGCTCAAGAGGTGAAAGTTCGCGAGGCAAAAGTTGCTATGGACAATGGCTACAAGGAACTTCATGCAAAATTTGAAAATGACTATGCAAAGCTGAAGGCTGAATACGAACGGCAGCAAATTTTTTTAGACCGGGAAAAGCAGTCCTTGGAATTTGCCAGAATAGAGGCTGCAAGAGGATACGAAGCATGAAAATCACAGGCGTCGCAGTGGCCAGCCTGGCACACGCAGCAGTTGCTGTGGGGAAAGACATCCTGGCCGGCGATCCTGTCCTGACGGATAAAACCGAGAAGGAAAAAAGACTTTCAATCTGCGAGGCCTGCGACTATCGAGACAGTATTCAGTGCTCCAAATGTGAGTGCTCCATTATCGGAATATCCATGATTCGCTCCAAACATTGCCCAGTCCAAAAGTTTTGACATGAACGACGCCGACATCAAAGACGTCGTTGATAAGGAGACAGGCCAGCCGCTGCCGTCGGTCATGACCTTCGAGCAGGCCTATCAGACCTACAAGAATTTCGTCACAGACAACAAGGACCGGAACGGCAAGAACGCGGCCATCTCCCGCAAGCTGAACGGCGAGCAGCCCTGGTCTGCGAAGAAGCTGAAGAGCGCCGGCCAGTCCTGGAGAAGCAACCGACCGACCGGCTTCATGTCTTCGCTGATGAAACGGCTGACTCCTCCCTACAAGCAGATGGTCGACCAGCTCTCGCTGCTCACCTATTCCCGCTTCCCACATGAAACTCTCGGCGCCGACCGTGAACGGGACATCTTTCGGAAACGCATCACAGATTGCATCAAGCAGTGGAGCGGCTGGGCGGACTTCCTCCAGCAGCTGATTGACGAGGACATCGGCTTCGGGTATGCGGCAGTCGGCCGCAAGGATGAGTACAGCTGGAAGCCGAAAGTGTTCCGCTCCGATGAGGCTCTATTCTATGTGGGATGCCCGCAGCAGGCTGGAGACTGTAAAATTTGGGGACTGAAGGAAGACCTCTACGTTGATGAGGTCGTCGCCATCCTGAAAGATCCGCTGGTCGCCGCTGATGCTGGCTGGCAGGTTGAGGGGTTGGTGAAGAAGCTCAACGGTGCGGAGGCGCAGTTCAACGACAAAGCCAGCGAGGACAACACCCGTGTCTACGAAGATCTTGCAAGGGAAAACAACCTGGCAGCAACGTTCACCTCCACCGTTCGGGTTATCAAAGCGGCTCACCTGTTCGCCACAAACCCACAGGGCGGCATCGACCACTACATGTTTGACAGGAACGACGGCGGTCCGCTGTTCTTCCGCCGGCACAAGTTTTCCAGCATGACCGAGTGCCTCACATTGTTTTCGGCCGAAGTTGGCGACCGGACACTGCACGGCTCACGGGGAGCTGGAAGAATTCTTTACAACACCCACGTCTCGGTTGAGCAGGCTCGGAATCTAGTCCAGGACGCGCTGCATCTTTCGGGGCTTATACTGCTGAAGCGCACAAGTAAATCAGGCAGCGGGAACCTGGAGACGCCTGGCCTCACAGTTTCCCACCCCTTCGCGATTGTCGGCGACGGCTTCGAAGTTCTCGAGAGCGTGAAGTTCGAAATCAACTCGGACGCGTTCATTACCCTGGACCGTCAGGCGACATCCCAAGCAGAGGTGCTGATCGGTGCCTTCATGCCCGGGCAGATCGTCGACAGCAAGGGAGAACGCCGCACCGCCTCGGAAGTTAACTATGTGGCTTCTGTGGATGCGCAGATCCGGGCTGGAGTGCTCGCCAGGTTTGCCGACCAGGTTTTTGAGTTGGTCGACCAGGTGCAGCGCCGCATCTGCAATCCCGACATTATCAAGTTTGCCGCCGACGTCTTCGAGAAGCTGACCGCGCAGCGGCAGGCTAACCCGGAGCTGATCCCGGTGATGGACCAGGCCGTGTGGGATATTCTCACTGCTGCCCAGGCAACTGAGGGCTTCGCTTTCTTTGAAGTTCCCCGCCACATTGAAGCCGACGCCGTGGAGTGCGTGCTCGGCATGCTCGAAGAAAAGCTGACCGTGAAGCAGATTCTTGTCCTGGCACATTCTTCCAGCCGGGCAAACGTCGACGACGCCATCGCCTCGCAGTCTGGAGTGCTGGACATGATCGTCACCAGGTATGCGGCCGATCCGATGATCGACACTGTGGAGCTGAAACGCCGGGACATCTCGGCCAAGCTCGGCGCGGAAGCGGCGACCAGGCTGCTCAACGTGGATTTGAATCCCCTCTCGCCGATCAAGCAGCAGCGGGTGCAGCTCAGCGAGCTTTCGACCATGTTGCTCGGTAACGACACGCCAGTGGATCCTACCGACGACGACGTGCTGCACCTGAACGTTCTCACCAGTCGTGTGCAGCCGATGGTTCAGGATCCGGCCATTTCACCGCTCACCTCCAGTCAGCAGTTCCTCACCAGGGTGCTGGCGCACGCCAAAGCACACGTCCAGGGTGCCACGCAGAAAGGTATCAAGCCGGACTCGCTTGCCCCGGCTATGAAGATCATTGGAATCCTGGAGAAGTTCGTCCAGGTCCCGCCGATTGATGGGCAGGCCGCGCAAGTTGTCGCTCCGGCAGTTGCACCGGGCATAACGCCTTTACCAGCCGCTCCTCTCGGCGACGTCCCTCCGGCGGTCCCGGCAGCCGCTCCCGAACAAACGATTTCCAGCGTGGCAAGCCCGGTTCGACCGTCACCGCCTCGAGGGCAATAAGCTATGGCTAAAGATACGAACTGGGCGAGCGAAGATGGAGTTGCTTTGCGTGAATTTCTCCGCAAGGTGCCGGCTGAGAAAATTTCTTCGGTGATGGGCAAGCAGTGCCCAGCAACGATCGATTCCGAAATCATTTTGAAGAGCGACGCGGACGCCATTGCCAGGCTGGCCGCGATGAAGGCTGGCTGGGAGGCCTACGAAAAAGCGTTGTTCGGCCTGTCCGAAATACAGCAGCGTCCGAATCCTGATCCCGGCTTTCAGGACATGACCTAGACTTTATGCCCAGCGAAGATGAAAAACCCGTAACGCAGGAAGGGGTCTCTCCAGACCTCGATCTTGGAAACAGCACGCAACCGTCCGCAGACGACCACACGTCTTTGGACCAGGCGCTTGACGATGCCGGAATCGGAGTGGACGCTCCGCCGCTTGAAGAGAAGCCGCCGGAAGTCGTTCCAGAGGAGAAGCCGCCGTCGGAGGAAGCCAAGCCGCCTGGCGAAGTTACTCCGGAGGAGAAGCCGCCCGAGGTCGCGCCGAAGCCGCCAGCCGATGACGCCGCCAAGAAAACCGCTGAGCTCGAGGCTCTGGACCTGGACGCCGTTGCCTTGCCGAAAACCGTCTCCCCGAAGAATGCGGTCAACTTCGACAAGCTGCGTGAAGTTGCCAAGCACTACAAGACGCAAGCCGCTGAGGTGCCGGTTCTTCGGCAACAGTTGGAAGAGCTAAAGAAAGCCACACCGGCCGCCGCTCCTGAAGTGGAAGTCGAGCTGACGGAGCTGCGCAACTTCCGCAAGATCTTCGACATCGAGCACGATCCGGAATTCCAAAAGCAGTTCAGCGAGAAGCTGGGCGTCATCGACGAAGAGGTCATTGGGATCCTCAAGAAGAACGGGCTCTCGGCTGAGGCTGAAGCATCACTTCGCAAGATCGGTGTCGGAAACGCCGAGCTCGCCTGGTGGGAGCAGACCATCCTGCCCAATGTTCCGTTCATCGACCGTGAGCGTTTGCAGAAGCGTCTGGCCGCCCGTGCGGATGTCGTCGACCAGAAGACGGCCGAGGTCGAGAAGTTCTCCTCACAGCGCGAAGCGGTTCTCGGGGAGAGGCAGCAAAAGCTTGCCAAGTCCTTCGAGGAGCAGCAGCAGGCCATTGAGGCCCACCTGGAGGCCATGACGAAGGACGTTCCCTGGGCGCGGTTCCAGGAAGCTCCGGAGAATGCCACTGCCGCCGAGAAGAAAGCCGTCAAAGCGCACAACGCGGAAGTGACCGAGATGCAGAAGCATTTCCAAGATGCGCTCTACCCGCAGACGCCGCAGGCCAGGGCCGAAGTGGCAGGAGCCGCCGTCGCCAGCATCAAGCTTGCCGCCGCGTTGGATTCCACCGCGCTGCAGCTCAAGGCTGTGACCGACGCCCGCGACAAACTTCAGAAGGAGCTGGATGCTGTCAAGGCTGCCGGCAAGTTGCCGACGCCGCGCCCGAGCAATCGGACCGCAGCCTCGGAGATTGCCGACAAGGGCAAGCTGACCGATGAGGATGCCATCGAAGCCGGCCTGCAAGAAGCCGAAGCGTAACCGGAGACTCTTATGCCCATGCCCAAACTGTCACTGCGGCAGCCCGTGCAGCCGCAAAGAATTGTTGTCACCCAGGAAGGCGTCACGCCAGTTCTTGGTGGAATTGATGGAATCGAGGAGGAAGACTTGACTCCCGAGGAACCAGTGGCTGAAGAGCCGGAAGCCCTGGAAGAGCCGGAAGCCCTGGAACCGGCCGTCATTCCACCAAAGCCGCCGATCAAGCTGAATATCAAGAAAACGCGTCCGGAGGTCGCCACCGCCGTTCCCGGGCCAGAAAACAAACCTTCTGAGTGGGAAGGCCGGGACGTGTTTGTCGGATTTCCCTGCTACAAGCAGACCAATCCGGTCACGGCCTGGTGTCTGGTCGCCCTGGCACTGGACTTCGGACGAGAGAAAATCCGCTTCGATATGGAAATCGGGGACGCGATGATCTACCATGCGAGAAATCGTCTGGCCATGAAGTTTCTGGCCACCGAATCCAATTGGCTTCTGTTCATTGACGACGACATGATTCCGCCGATCGGCAGGCCTGGATTCCTGAAGGAGATGGCCAGGCTGCCCGACACCTATCCCGCGGATCCGATGGGATTGCATGTTGTGCACCGTCTGATGGGGCATGGCAAGGAGCTGGTTGGCGCGACCTACTTCGCAAGGCATCCGAACGGCCGGGCGATCAACAGTCTCTGGCAGGATGCGAACTACCTGGCCCAAGCAGTCCGCTTCCAGGATTCGCTGTTCCCATGTGACTGGGTTGGGACTGGCTGCATGCTGATCCACCGCACGGTGTTCGAGAAGATGATGACCAAGTTTCCAGAGCTGAGGCCGGCAAACTCCGAGCTGCCGTGGAACTTCTTCCAGCCGCTTCAAGACGGCAGGGGAGAAGACATCGCGTTTTGCGCCAGGGCCCGTGAGTGCGGCGTCCAGCCGTTTGTTGACGCCAAGCTGCATGCGATTCACGTGGGATATGGAACCTACGGAGTTCATACCAGGCTATGAAAACAGTTGACGTTTTCTATGTGACCTACCGGCACGACCTGGAATGGTTTCAGTGGAGCCTGCACACGGTCAAGCAAAACCTGTCCGGTTTTCGGAAGATTGTTGCCGTCGCACCGGAGCAGGATCGTGACGTCTTCGGGTGCATTGAGGGTGTCGAGTGGCACTTCATACCGGACTGGACAGGGAGAGGCTACTTTTGGCAGCAGTGGGTGAAGATCCAGGCTTGGAAGTATACCGGTGCGGAATTCATCTGCCACATCGACTCCGACGTCATGGTTCGTGAATCTGTTTCGATTGATGAATTGTTCCGGGCAGACAAGCCTTGCTGGATGTGGCAGTTCTATACAGAGCTTACGGCGGATGTTCCTTGGCAGCCAATCACACAGAATCTTCTTGGTGGCGGAGTGGCAAAGGAATACATGCGGGCTTTTCCGTTTATCCTTAATCGGCAGACACACCAGGCAACTGAGAAATTCCTAGTTGAAAAGTTCAAGATGTCCTTGGAGTTTATCCTCCGGACCTCTTCCGGCTTCTCCGAGTTTAACATCATGGGAGCAGTTGCTGAGAAGTATCACCCCGAGCTTTATACCTGGTTCAATACTGGGAAAGGTGGGCACTGGCCACAGGAGTTTCGTAGAGTGCGGCAATACTGGAGCCATGACGGTGTTCCGCACGACGAGCTTTCCAAACTGGCAAGGGTTGTTCCAATGCTGACCGATTTCGGAGTGTGGGTGATTCCAGGGGACACGCACCTCTCCGTCTGGATCCGCGAGCACCGTAGGCTAGATTTCGACACGCACTTCCTCGAAGAGATTTGTGCCTTCATCAAACCAGGCGACACGGTGGTCGATGTTGGGGCATTCGTTGGGGATCACTCGCTGGCCTACGCAAATATGACGAGCGGCGCGCCGGGAAGAGTCCTGGCATTCGAGCCGAACCCTCTGACCTTTACCTGTCTCGAACGTAATCTGGCCAATTACCTCCATGTTGAGTGCTACAATGCAGGATTGTCAGATGTGGCGGCCAAGGCCCACGTCAGCAGTGATCCAAACTGGGGAGGCGTCTATCTCCAGGAAGGACGCACTGATTCTGTGGAAGATACCACGACAAAAACGCTGGATTCCTTCAAGCTCAAGCAATGCGCCTTAATAAAGATCGACGCCGAAGGCTACGAGGTGAAGGTTCTGCGTGGCGCAAGGGAGACTATCAAGCGCTGCAAGCCGGTCCTGGTGATTGAAGTCAACAAAGGAGCGCTTGAGCGCCAGGGCACTAACGAGGCCGAGCTGCGGGAAATGCTTGACAGCTTGGGCTACGAAATCTTCAAAGACTCGCTTGGCTTGCAGTTCGACATCTTCTGCCGCCCGAAATCATGAAGAGGCTTCTTGAGTTTATTGCCGTGCTGATTCTCGTTCACTATTTAGGAGACCGGAAACTATGAAAAAATTACTACTCTGCCTGCAAGTCTGGGAAGGAGACATCGAAGACGGCGAGAAGCTGCTGCGGCTCCTGGCCGACATTTCCGGCGAAAGGCGCTACAAGTTTGTCGACTTGGCCCTGATCGTCCGCCACGACTGCCGTCAGTTTTCCACCCGGCTTGTCCAGCGCATGGAAGAAGTCTTCGACAAGGTGTGGCTGCGGAAATGCAAGCGGAAAGAAACGGGGTATCCCGGCGGATGCAACGGGCTCTGGCATGATGTCATCCAGTGGTCTTCAGAGTTGCACCGCAGCAAATCCATGGACTATGCGGCCTTGCTGACCACGGAAGCCGATGCTTGCCCGCTGGCTGCCGACTGGGATTCCAGGTTGCTTGCCGCCTGGACCAACGCAGACAAACCGGTTGCTGGGTGCTGGTTGGACAGCGGGAAAGAATTCGGGCACATCAACGGCAACGCGATGTTTGATCCCAGGATTTTCGACCTGCATCCAAAGCTGCTCGGCTGTTCCGCCGCCTACCCTTGGGACATTGAGCAGGCGGAGATTTTCAAGAAGCTCGGCTGGGCAGACATCCCGGAAATCCGGTCGGACTGGCAGCTTGGGACAATCTCTGCGGAGAGACTAACCGAGCTGAGCAAAACAGTCGCCTGGCTGCACGGGGTCAAGGACTCGTCAGCCAGGGACTGGGCAAAGAAGAACCTGGTGAAAACTGAGTAGAAGATTCTGCTTTCAATCCTAAGCATGCCGGCTTAGACGATGACTTGCGAGTGGTCCACGAACGGACTTCCTGGGCGGCCGGGAGCAGTCAAGCCGCAACGAGGACGACCA